AACAAATCGTAGTGCGGGCCTCGGAGACGTCCGAGGTCTTGCTGGAAGGGAAACCTCCTACCTGTCAGGAGCAACAGGTATCGGCTTCACCAATTGGTGATTTGGCTGTCACGCCGGGGGGCGACAGCGAGGGCGGGAGATCTTGTACCGCCCTCAACCATGCTAGGCACTTGTGTGCGGTCTTGCATGGATCCTATGGGATGCTTACGGCTCGTGATGGAGATCTCTCCAAAATCGCGCGCCGGTGGCTGCAGGCGACGGATTGCCACGTTGAGAAACTTCTCAAAGTGGGCTACGCCACCCTGCATAACCTAGCAATGGGTCAGGAGCTCCCTCCTTGGCCCACTAAGCAATTTCCCTTCTCTTCTTTTCTCCCTGGTCGCGTGGGGAGGTTTGTCGGACAGATGCTCAGGAATTGGAGACGCAAAGCTAGGAAAGGTCCTAGCGCACGCGCCTCCGTCCTGGCAAAGGCCCAGACACTCCTCTTTGCGAAGAAGGGTTCACCAGTCGTAACAGACGTGGTGCTTGAAGATTCGAGAAGGGATCATAAGTTATCTCTAGGTCCGCGTGCACTTGTCAAGGGTTTGAAGACCAGGTGCAATTACGCGGAGGATGATGTGGGAGGAGACTCATGGATAAAGTCGTTCGACGAGCGCTTACTGCTTGAATCAGCAGCTAATATAATCCGTGAGGTCTTTCATGAGGGTTTTCTGGAACGTCTCGGCCAGCCGCAACAGGCCGCCGGATTTCCCTCTGTTAGTGGTCATTTCGGTCTGCCGCGTGCGAGCGGCGGGGCCGCATTGGAAGTCTGTCTTAATTGGCAGGATATCCAAGAGCGTTCCCGTAGTGTCGCACCCGTGGAATTAGATCGGATGGCTTACCACCCACATGTGGGGGTCTTGACCGGCTATCGTTCGCCGGTCGTTGATTCCCTGATGGCAAAAAGGACTTTGGATGGACTGAAACTCCAACGGGACTATAATTGTCAGGCGGCGTTCATAAAGGAACCCCTCAAAGTGAGGGCCGTGACGTCGGGGCCTGCAGTCCCCTATTGGTTGTTGAAGGATGTTCAGAAGTCGTGCTGGCGGCAAATGTCCAGACACCCTTGCTTCGCGCTGATCGGGAAACCGATTTCGGCCGAGTACCTCGACTCGAGATTTTTGCGTCATATGGAGGAAGATTTCATCTACTCCGAGAATATGCGCTTTATCGAGTCGGGGGACTACAAGGCGGCTTCAGACAACATCCGTTCCTTCCTTTCGAGGAGGGTTTGGAATCGTCTTGCCCGCCATGGCCGATGTCCCGATTGGGTGCGTCGAGCGGGGTCTAAGGCACTTGTTGGTCATCAGATTCATTATGATGACCATGAGGTTGTAGAGCAGTCTAATGGGCAGCTGATGGGTTCGGTAGTTTCTTTTATCGTTCTTTGCATCATAAACGCTGCGGTCTGCTACTCAGCCTTTTCCGCCGGCCCTTGGAGCTCCATGCCGCGATCCCTGCGGCATGCCCCGTTGTCTGTTAACGGGGATGATTGCGTGATGCTATACACTCCAGCCCAGCGTCAGCGATGGAGGGATCTCTCCGCTCTTGCGGGTTTAGAGTTATCCGTTGGTAAGTGTTACACTGCAGCCAATTGGTTGCAGATGAATTCGGCCGCCTTTATCCTGGACATTAAATGTCAGGGTTTCCGGCACGTCCCTTACACTAACTACGGGTTACTCTCCCCGTTCAAGATTCGAGGTTCTGACAGACGCTGTTATACTGAGCTGGAAGCTTGCGCAAAGGAGTTCCTTGCAGGCCATAATCCAAAAATCCACTATAAGTTGATGTCCCAGTTCCTTCGGGAGCATGGACGAAAGGGTGGTCTTTTAACCGAGATTCCCAGAGGTATGTCGTGGTGGTTACCACGTCACCTTGGGGGTCTAGGCCTCCCCTTCCTCTCTGAGGATGGCACGATCGCCATCCCACAGGAGGAGGTCAGCGGTCGCCAGAAACTTCTGGCGACGATGGTGATGAACTCTCTCATTCCCGGGGGGAGGAACCTCCGCGCTTTTCCTGGCGCAGAGGCCCCTCTACCACCCTGGGCACGCGAGGGCCTTCTCCGAGATAAGAGACATGAGATAGCGATACCCATCGCAGAATATCTCCTGTCGCAAACCCCGGATGAGGCAAGCGATCAAACTGCGGAAGAGAACTGCGGAAAAAACGTTTGGGGTTCGGGACCTTACTCCTCTGCTCTCTGGGAGCAAGCTTTATGCTTGCCTCCAGTGACAGACAGATTGTTGTCCGACCCCTACGTAAAGATTCCGCGGGTCTCCGCCGAAGTTGCCTCGCGTGTGCAGCTGGAGAGAGTAAACCGGCATTGGGTAAGGAATTGGGACCGATCCAGGTCCGCTTCCGGGATTGCACCACTCGAGGTGCTTCTTTCCCATTTGCCAGTAGTACACACCTTCCCCGCTGGATTGTCTCAGACCTTCTCCAAGGTGAGACTGATTCCGCGGGGGATGATAAGCCGTCTTTCAGCCATTGCTCTTGGGACTGAGGTACGGAACGACGGACAGATGAACTGCCAAGGCTTGAATGCCCTTGTTGGTGATATTCCGTTTGTTTCGCAGTCCCTGGAGCCCTGATGCCACAGGTAATTGGTAGTGCCTGGCGCT